TGCTTTGCTTCTTCTTTTCGTTCTAAAATATGGTCTAGTTGCAGTTCTTTTGCAGCAGAAAGAATAGAGGGCAGGTCTACAACTGCACCATCTTCTTTGCATATGTGTTCAAGACATTTAAAGATGACCTTATTAGAATCGACTGCAAATGTATTAACCTTTACCAAATCTGTAATATCCAAAAATAAATCACCGCCATGTTGGCAAATACCTGCCAATACAGCTCTTTCCGCAGCAACATCTTGAACTACTGACATTTATGACTCCTGTGAACCGTGGGTTCCTCTTCCAGCGCAATCGTTACAAGTCCATTTGGCTCTTCCTGAGTCTGGATCGACATAAACCAAAGATGGGTTTACGTCAAAATACAGTTGACAGGACTCACATTGAACTTCCGCAAACTTAAATTCTTCTGGTCTTTCTGAAACTTCTCGGCCTCTCCAAAGTGCCTGATCAATCTTTGAGTCTGCCTTATGAGAATTACGTTCTCTCATTTTATCAAACTTGTTGTTTCCATCAAGCCTAACAGACTCTGTTCTTGCCAATCTTCTTCCTCTACCTTGCTTGGGAGTTGTTTCAACATTAGCATTACGCCGAGGAGCAGTTCTGCCTCTTCCTCTAGAACGTGCTTCTGTTTGTTGCTCAACTTCGTCAGGCATAACAATTCTTTGTCTAGGTTGAGAACGACCAGGACCATGGTCAATTATAACCTCTTCAGAGCTATTGTCAACTGAATTTATGTTTTCTTTTCGACTTGTATCTCTTTCTGTTGGTACTTCGACTTCGCTTTCATCTTGATCATTGGTGATACTGTTGATGATATCGCCAAGTTTAGCCAGTTCTTCTGGAGAAAGCGATTGCAATTGGCTAATAATATTACGATCTTCGCTCATTTGAATCACCTATTTTATTTTTAAATACTAAAGAAATTACATAAGATAAATTCTTGATTCCGCCAGACAGATCATTCAATCTCTCGATTCTCTGACTAGCATAAATCATAATAGATTGAAGCTCTTTAGCTGCTGAGTTTTCTTTACAAATTAAAGAGGCTCTCATCTCATACTTTGTATATTTATCATAATCATTAAAATGCGTGGCAATAATCGAATTCAATTCCGAATCTGCCCATGTTTTAATGGCTTTATCTCTATTGAGACATCTCTGTAGATAAAATGAATACTGAGAAAGTCTAACAGAGATAGCTATAGCCCGATCTGGGCTCATTGCTTCTACAGTTTGACGATCCATCGACAGGTATTCCTGAAGCTCATTCTCGTCGCCTGGAGGAACATTAACTGGTAAACCAATCTTATTTTCATATTCATCTAATAATTTATTTCTGTCGGCCAATTTTTGCTTAAATACGCTCATATCTGATCCGTCCAATCTTCTTCTTCATCGTACTTGAAAACAATCAATTCGATTCCATTGATCTCACACCACTCAGCCTTATCTCTGTCATTCTTACACTGCCTCATAAAATCCTGTGTGGTATTATGAAACATTGAGTTGAAAGAGTAATGTTGTTGACCGTGAACCTCTACAGCTAGTTTACGCAAAGGGAAGTAAAAGTCAATATATAAAGTTTTACCTTTACGAACTTTTACCCTTACTTCTTCAAGCATTTGCAATGTTGGAAATCTAGATCTTAAAACTTCTCTAGCAGCCTTATGAAGAGAGGAACGTGGGCGAGTATCGGCATGAACTTCTTTACCCCCCATATTCCACTTTGATTCATAACCATCTAAATCATACACTTGCATCTGATAGACCCATCATGTCTCTGAATTTAGTGTTAATTTCATCCATAAGCTCAGGGTTTTCGATAAAATAGTTTCTAACTTTATCTTTTCCTTGAAGTTTCTCTCCATTTGGAAGAGTAAACCATGCTCCACCCTTTGAAATAATACCAAGGTCTAAAGCAACATCAATTAATTCCATTGCTGCGTCAAGACCATACCCAAACCTAAACATTGACTGGCAGGTTGTTTCACAAGGACCATTTAGCAATGGAGCACAGAAACATTCCCAATTAACCTTTTTACCAACCTTAACTTGATTGCCATCAGATCCTTCTTTCCAGTCTTCAGACCAAGCCTTTAGTTTAACGTCCACTTGATATTGGACCTTGTTTCCAGAAGCCTCAGCCCAGGAAGAAAATCCAAATCCAGTGTTTGCAATCTGGTGAGTAATTCCAACGACTATAGATTTATTAATCGGTATTACGTTTGAAATTCTTTTGCAAAAAAGAGATAAAAACTTAGGAACATTATCTCTGTACTCTTTATCATCCCAATCCTTTTCTCTTCCCTTTTTACTACAAAGCTGAGAAAAAGAATCAAAGATAAAAATTGATCCAGGCTCTTCGTTAATATAAGCTTCACCCATTTCTAAGTAATTTTCTGCCGTCAGAATCTTACCTGGACTTGAGGTATAGATTTGAACTCTTCCATCTTCAAGGTGCTTTTTCATATTGTGGATACCAAGCAGATCCCGCTTATTAAGTCTTCCTTCAATATTAAAGAAATGAAGTCTTCTGGGATTATCCCATGTAGTAGGGATATCTAGAGCATTGGCGGCCATTTGAAGGGCCATGCTTGTTTTACCAACTTTAGGAGCACCAGTTGGGATAACAAAGGAACCAAAGGGGATTCCTCCTCCCAACATCGCATCAATCATAGGACTGATTGGAACAACAACTTGAGGCTCATTGACGATATAATTGCCAGTTACGATAACACCATCACCAAACTGTTGTGCAAATTTCTCGTCTAACGAGCTAATACTTTCAGTCTTCTTCTTTGTCTTCGCCATTTTCTTTTTCCTCAATGTCAAGAGCCAAAAGTTTATCAAGAGCAGAACCACCAAGACGAGCTGTTCTTCGCTTGGGTACTTCTATTATACGCTCTTTAACAGGTTGTCGCTCTTTCTTTTCCTTTTCTGCTAACGCAACTTTAGCGTCGTATTCTTTTTGTTCCTGATCAAGAACTTTAATAATCCACTTAGGAATCAATGTTCTTATTTTCTTCTGCTTAATAACTTTTATGATGACCTTTTCGTCATATTTCTTTAAAAGTCTGTGGGTTGCTCTTAATTGAGCTTTAAAAAAGCTGGCCCATTCATCTAGATTCCAGAATTTCATAGGGAGGTCTTTATTATGAAACCTCGCATTTTGTTCACAAACTAACTCAATGATGTATTGAGCAGGAGTAACCCATCCACCAGGAGAATATCTTGACGGATATTTAGATTTTTCGCTTCTTTCTTTAGGCATTCTGAACCAATAAAATATGTACCAATAGTTCCATCTCGTTACGATAAAAAGCCGTTTTATTTGGAACTATAATAAAATCTGAGTACCCTAATGTATCACAATCATCAAGACTAATCTTTATTTGCTCTATCAATTCTGAAATCATCTCTTCTACTACATCTAGTCGCCCGTCATTAAGATAGGTTAGTTTGATAGCAGCAGAAAATGTTTTTTGTTCGATAAAGTGTGGAAATAAAGATAATATATCATCCGAATAATAAGTGAAATCTTTTAAAGCCTCAGATTTTACTATAGGTTGAATAATCTTAGCAAATTCATTTTGAGCGTCCAAAGCATGGTTCATATCTTTTCTGGAACTTTCAGCCCACCATGTGGTGAACTTATAGCCACACTGTTTTATAATCGCCAAAAACTCTGGACTTAGATTATTCATTACATATACTCGTCTCTTGAAGGATTGTAAACATTCCCGCGAGCTGCACGAGAAACGCCTTCTGTGTTATACGACTTCTTGGCTTCATCCATTCTCTGAGACGCTGCCTGTGACATGATGGCTACGCCTTCATTGCCAGCTTCAGTTTGCTTTTGAATAAAATGACCAGCGCTCATTCTATTAATACATGCTGCATAAAGCTTAGATTCGGTTTTAAAAACAGCGCCGTTCTGAGCTGCATGTACTAGAGCAGAATGGATAATCTTATTAGCATCATGCTCAGTTAATCCCGCATTGCGGAGCTGCTTAAAAGTTGCAACGACAATCTCTCGCTTTGCGACATCTTCAGTTCTGATGGTTTCTTCTTCGGGCACTGGTTCTACTTCTGATTCTGTCACTGGGGCATAATCGGTTGGAGTTTCAGTACTTTCGGCACGTTCAATTTGAGCGTTAACTACAGTTTCATGAATTTCGTTCAGCTCTCCGTCTATATATCTTTTAACAGTTTTTGGAGATCTATCAATAGCTTCCGCAATACTTTTTACAGAATCTCCTCGGCTAAGTCCACCTTGAATTGCCATTTTTTCAACATTTGTTAATCTTCCTGTATTAGCCATTTTAAAAAGCCTCTCTTTCAGCGTTACGTAGATGCGCTGGATTCTTTGATTTTAGAAAATCCTTGTAAAAATTAAATACCCGTTGATTCACTTCATGATATTCAAACTCTCTTTTTCCTGAGTGATGTAGGAATTTATTGTGGCGTCCTTCATCCATGCCATTAGGATTGAACAATCTGCCGTTTGAAGCTCGCCGAATATAGTAATGAGAATTTCTACCATCGACACTTACTTCTTTGGCAAATGCCAAATCTCGATCTTCTGCTAAAACATCATCAGACTCATCGCCCAAAATAGGGAAATCATGACCGTCGAGATAATCATGTTTACCAAAAACAGTGTAAACCGTTACGTTTCTATTAGGAGCTTTTCCCAAGTGTTTCTCAGCTGATACGATATTTTCTTCTTCTACCACATTATTAGGATGAAAAATTGCATTATCTACATCTCTAACCCTAACAGACTGATTTTCTTGTAATTGTTTTTTCATTAATAAATCCTATCTAAAAAATCTTGTGCTTGTTTTTTGGCTTCTTCAAAATTATTCCCAATAAAAGTAAACATTTTACTGGAACTTTCAACAGGAAAATGTACGACTTTTCCAGAAATTTCTTTTTCATGTATATTACAAGTCACTGTAATTATTGCCTGATGAGGCGCATTTTCATTAATTTTTGTGTCCTCAATAGGACTTTTACTTACATGTACCATTTGAATAATTTTCCTTATTCTAATTCACTTCTATGTACGATTCTATCTCCTACTTGAACCCAGGATGGTTTACCATCGCTTTGCCGATACTCGTAATGCTTAGAATGAATTTCTGCTTTTTCATCTTCGCTCATACTAGATGCCTGTTTATCAGCCCAAGACCCCAAGGTATTCGGCATATGGAAAGCTCCATAACCAAATAGTTGGTAAAAAGTTTTTTTCTTCTTACAATGTGGGCACGACTTTGGTTCTTTTTCAGATTTCTCTGAAATTAAACAGGTAATGCTGAAGACTTCTCCACAGCCACCGTCTTCTGGATCACACAAGTATTCATAGGTTGGCATTTGATTATACACCGTTTTTTAAGTTAAAAATAAGGGTAAAAAATGACGGTTTTGGAGTTACATCCGCATCAGTTGAGAACCGCCAAAAACTCACTTTTGTTTGCGGAAGTAATTATGTAATTCTTTATTTTGAGCTTGATCGTCCCAAAAATCTTCTTTTTCTATATGACCATTCGTATACGCACAAAAACAGCACCATCCATTGCCATCAAAATATTCAATATATTCGTCTTCTAATAATCCACAATCGTGACAAGTTATAGGAGATTGACACACTTTTCTATTAATCATTTCTAACGCCCATCATCAATTTATAATGCTTAGGAATATAAGGCAACCATTCTGCCTGTAACATTTGCCAAGGTGCAAGTCCTAGTACGTAACTTCTTGGGTTTGGTTTTACTGGTTGTTTAAGTAGGACCAAATCCGTATCACTCAAAGGTTTATCTGCTTTTTTATGATTACATGGGTAGCAAGATGTAACAATATTTTCCCATTTTGTTGGAGAACCTTTATATCTCCATTTACATTTAGGTATAACGTGATCGAATGTCAATTCTTCTATATTAAATTTAACACCACAATACTGACATGTCAACCTGTCTCTAATAAAAACATTCTTTTTTGAGAATGCCACATTCTTTTTAGCTGAAGGAACGTATTTTTTCAGTGTTACTACGGCGGGAACTGGATGGTGGCTTCCGTCAGCCAGAAGTATATAATCTTCTTTATAATATTCTACCACACTTATGCTATTTTTGTAATGCAGAATCATAGCATCTTGCCAAGAAATAATTCCTATAGCAGAATAGTCCGCATTTAACACCAAACATCGTCGATGCTTACGCATACAGCTTTCCTAAATATTCTAAAAAATTGTCCTTAATGCCTTTGTATTTCTTTTGCTCGTCAGTCATTCCCATACAGGACTTGTATAAATCTGGAAGAATGGGGTCGACTATATATTGCCGTAAAATAAACAAAAAACACCCTAATTCGGGTAGGGGATAAGTTATTTGTTTTTCTACCTTAACTTTTATAAAAGGTTTCTTTGGATTAAATTCGGCTTTTGGCAGATCTGGATGGAAATTAATCTTATCTTCAAAAATCGGCGACCAGACAAATCTTTGAAATGGCCCTTGTTTACTGGCAAGCTCCGCTACTTTGTAACTATTGTCTAAATTGATTCCAGGGATCGAAGCATGTATCTCACTAAGAGGTTTACCTATTTTTTCTTCTGGTCTCCAACTAGAAGGGAAACAGATATGAGTAGCCTCAAGGCAATCCCTACCATTAAATGCCGAATGTACAGCAATATCTTCCTGCAATTGCATTGCTATATTGGAAAAGGTATAAGGCTTTTTTACCCAGTCCGCATGTTCTTTTACAATATCTTGAAGGCGAGTTAAAACACGACTTAAAAGAAAAGTATTGTTTGATAGATAGACCTGTTGATTCTCACAAGCCTTTTTCTTTTCTGCTATATAATGCTCGTAATTTTCATCACGAACAAATGGAGACTGATCCAGCTTCTCCAGCTGTGGTAAAACACTATAACCTTTTTGATATGGATGCATTATTTCCTCTAGGCAATCCTAACACGATTACTTTAGCTGTTACATTCCTTTTCCTTTTATACCAGTATTAATAAACTTTTTATTAAACTAGCAATAAAAAACATGAACAAGAGAACCAGTATATTAAATAGTATCTGGAAACAGGCTTCCAAGATTTCACTCATTTATTTTACCAGTTTCCTTGAACTTGTAAAGGTTGCTTTTCCATTTATCTATAATTTTACCAACCAAAGGATTTCTCTGATTGTCCTTATTGTCCAAGTGTACTACTGAGATTTCATCATCATTCTCGAATAAAGCACAAGCATAGGCAAATGCACCCTGATTATTCTTTAATAGGTCAGACTGAGAGGCATCACCCGTTAAAACCATTTTCGACTGCATTCCAAATCTAGTCAGCAACATTTCCATTTGGTTGAAATCCAGATTCTGACATTCGTCGCAGACAATAAAGGAATCTTTAAAAGTTCTGCCCCTCATAAACCCAATGGGGGCAATTTCTAAAATGCCCTCATTCTGCCATGCAACAATTTCACTATTAGAAGCATATTCGGATAATTCATCTAGACAAGGGCGAACAAACGGGTTCATTTTCTTTTCAAGTTCCCCTGGTAAAAACCCAATCTGTTCACCAGCCTCTACAACAGGTCTAGCGATAATAATTCGCTGAACCTCACCTTTTCTTAAACTACTAACAGCCATACCAACTGCCAAGTGAGTTTTGCCTGTTCCTGCTGGACCTTGACAAATTACAATGTCCTTTGCAAGAATTTCTTTGATATAATGCCTTTGCACAGGAGTTTTAGCAGAAGGCGAACGGTGCTTTGGTTGTTTTTCAGTTTTTCTAGACAATGCTGCAAGCTCCCCCTGCACATGAGATTTCTTGTTCTGGAGTTGTATTATCTTCGTATTCTACAAGTGAGGTATAGTCCACAGATTCAAACGTTCTTCTAAGATCGTACCATCGTTTATAATTAAATACATCTTTCAAACAGTATGTAAGCCTTTGATAATCACTATCAAAATACTTATCGGCAAATCTTCTAGACTTTTCCACAAATTCTTTTCTAGCCGCTGCAATTTTTAGATCATCAGACTTATCCATATTAATATCAAAATCATTTGACGGATTATAGTCTGGATTAGTAATTGCCAAACATGCTGTATACAACTGACCATTGAATGCTCTAATGGCTAATTCAATAAGGCCAGAAGTCCACAAAGCTGCCTCGCCATATTCTTTAGCGATCTGTCGAGAAGTGTAGACAGAACAGTAAGGAGCTTGAGGATAATCTTTATCACCACTGGTTCCAAGTAATGTGATACCAGTAAAATACTTTCTATTCTTATAGATAAAGTCAACTACCTCGTCCCACTCTTCTTCTGTGACTGTTACCGTATTTGAAACATTATTCTCAATAAACGGCATAACACATTTATCTTTTCTTCTTCCTGCCATCACCCAGTTTTGCTGAGTGCTTTTAACCAATTTCAACATTTCTACTGCTGGCAATTGATTTTTGGTTTTAGCCCCGTCTGGAACTTCAATTGGGAAGTAGATAACATCATCGGTATTTGTAGCAGAATTTAGTGATGGTTCGCAAGCAGTTGGGTTTACAGACTTAAAGTATTGATAAACGTTCTCATCTACGTTAGCTTGTACTGTTCTAAGATAACGTACATAGTGATGTGAGTGAATACCAGTAGCCAAAGTACCCAAAATAAGGCTTCCAGTACCTTCTGGTTTCAAACATGTTCCACGAGCAAACAAGTTAATTCCGATTTTGGATGCGATATCTTTATTAACTTTCTTTACTAGAGAAGCAGCTTCACGTTGGACATCAGGATCTAGAACAACTTCATAATTATCCATCATTCCAGTCATCGAAACGCCCAGTAGAGCCTCTCGTCTGAAGATGTTCTCAGAAGTCTCTCCAAGATATTCTAGATTTGTAAAGCCAGCCTGTAGTGTTCCTACAATAGTCGCGGCCTTTACATTGTCCATAAACCATGCTACTTTCTCTTCTTTCGTACTACCTCTTAGATTTGCACAATTAGTAGTTGAAAGATTGCAGCCTTGCCATCCAGATTTTAGACCAATCTTTTCGGGATCACAGGTAATTGCTTCAGTTGAATGCTTTTCTTTCCATTTGTTGAACTTCTTTTCATCAACAATATCATAAGTAAAGAAGCCGATCTCAACACAAGGATTGGGAACCATTTCTGGAGAATCGGACCAGTAAAATCCAGGTTCTCCAAATTGCTTAACACAATCAATTAGTTTTTCAAACTCTTCCTTCGTAGTTTGATTTCTAACAAGTAAAGCAGAAATATTAGCCCTACTTCTTTGAGGGTTTTCTGTCCACCAACTTCCAGTTTTAGATTGAGCCATTTCCATATCGTCTGCTGAAAACAAGGCGATGGTTGCAGACCGTCTGACACCACCACTTAAAACTGCGTCAGCAGTATGCATACAAATATCAAAAGCGTCGATTGGTCGAAGTCTTTTTTGACCACTATGAGTACAACGATTTAAGATATCTCTAATTTTATCCAGGGATTGATTAAGGCCTTCTGGACCAGGAGCTTTACCAGTTCCACTAGAAAGAGGAGCGCCTTTTGGTCTAATTTCAGAATAATCAAATTCTACTTCAACGTTAAGCCATTCCTCAAACTTTGGATCGGTTGCAACGCCAAGATAAGTTGTAAGCAAGATTCCAAGCGCGTCTGACCAACCTTCAATACTGTCAGGAATAGTATGTGTTACAACTTCTTTTGGAGAAAAATTCAACTCTGGAAGCTTTGCTACATGATGTTTCTGAACTGAAAAACCAGCTCCACAGCCACACAGTAGAAGCCAAAAATATTCTTGGAAGAATCTGGGCCTATCACAATATGAAGCCACACAGTTGTAGATTCTGGCATTCTTTTTAAATGCAGGCTTACCGCCAAACTGAAGTGCTCGTTGAGAACCTAACATACGCTTCTTCTGCATCATGTCGTAGGCCCAGTTGATTTCTTCTTCTACGTCCTTGTCTTCATATTGAGTTAGCATCATATCCCTAACTCGATTCACAGCCTCATTCCATGTCTCTCGTCTGTTTTTATCTTCGATCCATCGTGCATACTTAGAAGTAAAAATATAATCTTGCAAAGCTTTAATTGTTGAAGTTGACACAGTTTATTTCCCTATTCTTTCTCTTTGTCATCACCATAGATTTCACGAAGAATCTTCTGGCCCTGTTCATCACTAGGCAAAGATTCTTTCTTTTGATTGTTATAACGCTGTTTCTTATTGTCGACGTTTTGTTTCTTTTTACGTCGCTTAGGTCGGCCTTGATGCCGATTGTAGAATTCCCACAATTTATGAGGATCGTCTGTTTTAAAAGTCTTCTTTTTGCCCGTGGGATTTCCTTCAGAATCTCTTACTAAAATCTCAATTTCATAAGGTTTTTCATCTGATGCTAATCTAACAAAATTTAATTCTTCTGACATTTCCTAATTCTCCTAAAATGGTAAAAAAAACCCACTATATACACAGATATACATAGCGGGTATTATTTTTTAAAAGCGACACGGTTGTGTTTCGAAAGGCTAACAAAGGGTTCGTTTTCAACTGTTTAGTGAGTTTTAAACCGACATCTAGCAGGTTGCTTTATCTATATTGCACCACCAAACGAAACTATAACTGAGCTGGGTTGTGCCGCTTTAACTTAACGTAGCTAATTAAGGTTTTAGCTAACTGTTCTTTAAGCCCAACTCATTCATATTATACACCGATGGGGCCAATCTGTAAAGTGGTATTTAGTTAGATTTTTCAATAATATTTAATGCCCTATCTACAGAGCCTGTATCAATTTTTATTTCTTTTATTTGTATTTTTCCAAATTTCAATAGATCTGAATACACTTTTCGTTGATGATCGGTGTAGTTTTCCATCATTGTGGCTTTACCTTTTGTTACAACAAAATCAATAACCCCATTTTGATAACAGGCTTTTAGGCATTCTAGGCACGGATGTCCATTAACATAGCAGGTAGCCCCATGTAGGGGCACCGTAGCATTATAAATAGCGTTAGCTTCGCTGTGGATCATCCAGTCGTATTTTAAAGGTCTGGTATTAGGCAGAATATCATCTGGCATATTTCTAGGAAAAGAATTATAACCTGTTGATAATATTTTTCTATCCCTAACCATAACACAGCCGCATTGCCATTGTGCGTCCTGGGATCTGGTGGCTACTAGCATAGCCTGGGTCATAAAATAATCGTCCCAATCGGGTATGTCAATATACTCGTGCATTATCTGTTCCTAATTTTTGATCCACCTAGCCAATTGCTAGAAGAACCGTTTCCTGATTTAACACATGCGAAATAAAATGGTTGATCTAATTTTGGTATTTTTACTGTTCGGCTATCTCCCAGCAACCAAGTTCCATTACTTGGATTTGAGTCGGAATAAATAGTACATCTTCCTTCAAATGTTTTTTCGCCTTCAAAGATATAAGGTTTAGAATCTCCGCTAATTTTAACGGTTACATTCTCCCATGTTGTACCTTCCATAATCGTTGGCCCGCAATAAGCAGCAGGAGTTCCTCCTCCATAAATACCATATTTTGCATTGGCAATGTAATTGTCTTTTAAAACCATTTCTAAATGGCGGCCACTTTTCTTAATTACGTCTAAATACATTCCACGAATATTTGTCGTATGAGCAGTAGGTCCAATCAGTTTATTTCCAATAATATTTGCTTTATTCAAGGAACAATGTAGCATTATCGCAGAGTTGGAAAAGATAACTTTCTCTTCCGAACTAATGAGATTATTAGTGAAATTTAAGTTACCGTCCTTGCCTCCTGCGAGGATCACCATTTTGTGGTATCCATAATTATCAATTTCGTTAAGGAAAGAGTTTCCGTCAATATGAAAACCTCCTTTAGCAAGACCATTAACGAATAAAAATGCTTTTGTGCAATTTTGGACGATATTGCTTGTTATATTGTACTTACCCCCAGAATTGCCTACTAAAATTCCGTGTCCGTCTACAGTTGTAATAATATTATTATTTACTATTGCAGAACATTTAATATTCTTTGTTTTGGGTGTTGTGCATTCTACAATAATTCCAGCATGTTCTTGTCCATTTGTGGCATCTGGACCAACGTCTCTAATAACATTGTTGGCTATGACCAATTGTTGGTGCTGTTGAATACAAATACCAGCTCTTTTATTTGCTATTTGATATTTCTTTGTTTCTACACAGGTATTAACAATCGTATTACCAGTAATAGAACCTTTAATTCCACCAGGGTTATTATCACCATATATTGAATTATTGCAGTATATACCTGACCATCTGCAATTTTTTACTAAATTATTTGCACAGATAGCCTCATTAATATCTCTATTATTTCCATCAGCATTGCTTACGGCATAGTGGATTTCAATACCTTCTTTTCTATTAATAAGATTTCGGTCTTGAATTTCTACGAGATTTTTGTCGCATGTTACTACCGTATTACCTGTGATAATTAACCCAGAATTAGGGCTAGTACATAGAATTCCTCCAAGATTATTTGATAATAACTTATTATTTGTTATTTCAATGTATCTAGTGACATCGGCTTCATAAGGACTTTGGGATTCTTGTACATAAATATCACATCCGTCCTCACCTCGGCTTACGTTATAATACAAAAGACAATTGTCGACTTTTACGCACCAGCAATCTCGGAAAAGAATTGCCTTGTCAGTGGGAAAGCCCCATATATCGCAGTTAGAAACTTTGATATTATCAGATTTAAAACAGCCAATAGCATATTCATTTTTAGTAGCTGATTCTGGGACATAACCTTGGGCATTTGTTCCAACTAACTGTAGACTGGAAATCTCAATATTATAGCAAGAATCAAATCTAAATAAACCAGGGCGAGTTCCCAGATGCTTTTGAACAACTTTACTGGATTTTCCATCTCCTTTAATAACTATATTATTTGAGGAACTCCATTTCACAGAACGGCTGAATTCATAAGTTCCAGCAGGAAAATAAATTCCCTTACCAGTACTAGCCAATTTTTCCAAAATTACCGTATTTTTTTCTAAATCTGCTTCACTGATATTTTCGCCTTCTACTATACCTAAGTTACAGGCATTTTCTGGGCAGCATTGTGTTGTAGGAGGAGTGGGCGGAGGAGTCGGGTCTTGCGATTCTTTCTCTACATGTATGTGAGTAGTACCAGTTTCTATAGTAGTAGCGAAGCCTTGATTTGCTTTTTCTTTAGCGGCATCTAACGCTGACTGATAATTTGAGAATTCTGTTACTTGTATATTAGTAGAACCGTACTCAAGACTACTATATTTTAAGAAGTATGACATAATTATTAACCTTTTATGTGTGAATAATCCATATGGATATGTTTTCGCTCTGCTTTACACTATATCATGAAAAGCGACCCTTGTCAACATTTTATCGAAATTGGTCGTGCTTAAAGACGCCTTTTATTCTTTCTTTTCCTTTAAGCAACTTTCTATCTCCAATTTGCCAGTCTCTAGCTTCTCTTTCTGGATCAAACCAAGTATGTGTTTCTCTAACTTGGTCAGCTAAGACAATATAGGTTTTGACCACCCCCCCGCTTCTTTTTTTGTGCATCTGTATCATATATTTACCATTTGGTAATTTAGATACTGAGGAACAATCTTTTTTTATGCCCCAGTCAACAACATTAATATAAACGTGGTCGAATTCCCATAGTATAACCTGTTCCATAATCAGGCTTCCGTCTGTTTTACTATAGAAATGATTAAAAGAAATGATATCAACTTCTGTTGTAGTAGGAGTCATATCTATGTTGTGATCAGATGCCCAACAGACAGACATAGCTAAAAGTAGTTTACCTAGCATAATCCAGTCCTATCTAATCTTGTGTGACCTTATTCATCAGGCCACATCCCCCAAGGCAAAGATTCCCCTGAATCCGCATCCAGGGTAAATAAATAGTGAATTAAAGACGATCTTGCTATATCAGACGGTTCCGTCCAGTTTGAAGCCCTGTTGTGTACCAAGTCGTAATCACATCTACTAAATGAATATGCTACAGCAGTACTGCAAACAGGATAGACAATATCTTGAGGTTTGTCGCTGGCAACAGACTGAATGTCCATGAAAATTCTTAAAAATGGCAATTTGTTAGTTGCCATCCACCATATCCTCCTCCATCCATATGGCAGTCCAGTTAATCGCCTCATTATATTTGTAACACATTTTCCGTCGAATGCAAATCTATTTTCTTTATATTCCCACTTATCTCCGTGTTTTTCAAAAACAGATTTTTTTATTTCGCTTTTTGGTCTATATACATCAATAATTGCGTTATGTGTTCTAACATACTGCTCAAGGTTTACTGTTCTGCCACCCTTACCTTCTCTGAATTCTACACATTCCCACATTTTATCATCACCACGACCATGCGATGATGCTACCCCTACGTGGCTGTATTTGCCTTCTGAGGCTCTTTTAATAAAAAAGGAGACTATGCCAGTCCCTCTAAACAATAAAATATCTCCTTCCCGAAGATATTCTTTTGCTTCAGAGAATTTAAGGTGGTTGCGTTTCATCTTGTTTCTATTCTTTCTAACAAATTAGATAAGCTAGTCATTGCTGATTCTAATTTTGCTAATTCTATTCTTAGGTTATTAATTGAGTTATTATTTTCATCAATGCTTCTTTGCAGATCTCTAGAATCTTGTTCAAAATTTTCCATGTTCTCTTTGATTAATTCTAGTCGTGTTTCAGTTATTTTACTAGCTTCTTCTCTAGTAACAAATTCTCTGCCGATCATCATCCAGAATCCCGTCATGGAGATAACGATAGTAATTAAAACAGTTGCAGCTTGGGATGTGAGATTGGATGTCGCCTTATTCATTTCTTAACATTTCCTTTTAGATAAAAAAAAGAAGCCACCGCTTATCGCTAAACGATGGCTTCATAAACTACTGTATTAACCTTTGGTTAAAAATTAACCATTAGTCTTTGCAGGGTAATCAGCCTGAGTAATACCATTAGTACCGTCAGGTTGACCAGCAACACGGTAGACCAATTCACCAGGAATGGCTCTGGTCGGAGTTGCTGCTTCGTCAGTTCCAGCGTCACTAATATCGTTAGCAACTGTAGGTTCTGTTGTCCAGCTACCAGAGTAAATGTCCCAGTAACCAGCACGAATTGCTGTTGCAACTCTTTCGGTTCTGATGGCTTCAACTTTGTGGATACTACGCTTATTAACAGGATTAATACCATAAGCATAGAATGTGCCAGAGATTTCAGCTGGGGTCATCGTGTAACCCTTGATGATCCAAGTTGCGGCAGTCATCGAAGCGAATCGACCGTCAACGAGTTGGTAATCACCAGCTGTACCAGAAGCAACATAAGGCTGATCTGTTACAATACTGCTACCATCTGGAACGCTCGTAACTTTTTGAACACCGTCAACATTACCACTGGTTGAACCAGTTACATTGATTACATCGCCTACGGATAGGGTGTGACCAACGAGTTCAAAATCACAGAAACCGTTTCCGTCATCTGCAACAGAAGTAAGAGTAACCGCAGCTGCTTGGAATGCACCAAACACGTCTCTGCGTTGGACAACCTGTGCTCCATAGGAAGCCGAACGGCCACCAAGTTGAAGTTGGGCTGTAAGAACAGTGTCGGATGGAACAGCTGTTCCGAGTGCGATTGAAGAACCGCCATCAACTACAGTCGAAGTTGCTGTAATTGCGCTCCCGCTTGTTTGCTTTTTGTCATCATCGGGAAATAGTGTATAATTCGACATTTTGCTACCTTATCCAAATAGTAGCCTACATATATCCTGTTTGTCCTTCGTTTAAGATCCTTATTTCGTAGTTATATTATACACCAACAAGACAGTTTTCCAGTGCTTTGATTTTATGAAATCTTGCACCGAAAAGGCCAGTATCTCTAGTAGCTTTTAAATGGTTAGGCAGAAATAAGCTGGCATTTGCTATTGCGTTTACATCAAAATCGTTTTGCGCCATGTTACAAAGTATTAAGTTGTCATGAATGTCGTCAATGTATTGTCCAGTGGCGCAAAATATAAACTCGACGCCCGTACACTTTACCAACTCCACCATTTGTCGAAACTGTTTTCCGTCCTCCAATTTTCTATGATCAACCATAACTCTAAGTGTAACATTTTTATCATCTGCTAAACTCTTAATTGAGTTGATGTCTTGCATAAAATCGACTTCGCGCCCATTTCTAAACAGCACACAATTTGCTACTAAATCTAAAGCATTGGCTCCTTTATGAATTGCTTTAGTGGCGGCGTGAATTCTAAGACTGTTAGACGATCTTCCTTCGGGCCAATCTATTGGACATGATAAAATCATGCCTTCGGGTATTAAGTCTGCAATAGCTGTTATATGTGCTGCTGGAACAGAAATTCCATGAACACCTAAATCTATTGCTTTAAATACATTAGACTTTATATTTTCAGTAAGCACCTCATCGTAACAGGCGTATTCTAAGATTGTTGTGCTATTCTTCTTGTTCTGTGTATCCATTATTTACCGAAACGTCAAATCCCCAGTGAGCTAATACTTTACATTGAGTAAAATCTGTTAATGTACAGCGAACAGTTTTTATACCAAATCTTCTCAATTGTTCTCGCAAAACCTTGGTCAATTCTTTGTCTAAAGCATCGCTATTTTCTAATAAGTATTGTTTATCGTGTTGTACTATAACTGATTTAATACATGATAGAGCAATATCTCTAATAGTATCCTCATAGTCAAAACATTCTGTTAGGAGCTTTTCTACATCTGCAACCTCGTACACAAAGATGCCAGATGCTCCTACAGTCTTATTATCCGCTGTACATAGATATTGTGCAACAAGATTCGTAGTTTGTCTTTTAATTGGCACTAATTCATATTGCGTAGTCAAAGGCCAATAAAAGTGGATACCACAATTGCGAAAACGAATTGGAAACCATTTTTTAACCATATAAGGCCACAGGATTCCGTTGTCGTGACGTATTACTTTTACCTGATCTCCAGCCGCAAATTTCACGCCTTCATGAGTTGTCCTACAAATTATTGGAGTTGGCAGTAGACTAAATAAGAAGTCAAATATTTGCCCTATCCAAGATAATGCAGCTTCCATAATTTTTCTCTACGGGACGATTGGTTTTGCTTGTAAATTCCTCATTACATCATTTTTAACGGTAGAACTATCAAAGACTTTCCCGATAGCAATTCTCCATCTATATGGAGTAAAAAGATCAACGCTTTCAATTCCATCTGTTTGGTCCACAATATTTAGAATATTTTGAGTCATTCTAAAATTTGTATGGGCAGTCCAGAAGTTAAAAACTTGTCCAGCAGCTGTATGTTCTGTAATAGGAATAATTCCCATCGGCGTTGCCATAATTCCCATTTTAACCTGCTTAATATCAATAGGAGATTCTTCTAATTCGTCTTCAATCTCATCATTCCAGACTTCTTCTTCTTCCATAATCTCTTCTATATCTTTAGGCAATTGTCCGTTTACAGCTTTTCTAATGAGTTCGTCTGTTTCAAATGTTCCAAATGCTCCAGGCCATTCCGTGTCCATTATGTCTGATCCATACGGATCTCTCCATTTTTCCCAACCGATTTGTCGAGTAAAAACGTTATTTTGATCTTCTTTTTGGTGCATGGTTTTATACCTTTATTGACTTTTATAACCGTGTTGAAATACTCCTCCTGGTTGTTTTCCCATTCCGAATACTTGAGACGGTTTAATCAAAGGGTCTTGGTCTTTATTAAATCTCCAAGATTCAAAACATTTGATAATAAAGTCTTCTTTGTGAGGGTAATCTTTAGCTACTCCAATTAAAATATCTTTAGCTGTTTCCTTATATTCACCTTCATTAATAGCAAATAATAACTGTCCTATAGATACTGCTGTAATATCGTCGTCTGTATTCCATTTAATATTTAAGGATATTTCATTATTATTGTCTACTGCAAACTCTACAATACATCGCAGATTTTCTTCAATGCCTTGAGGTTTAATAGTTTTCATTAAGCTTGATTCATATTTTTTCTCAATATAAGCTACTTGTTCTTCAAATTCATTAATTATTTCTTCTTTTGTTTGTTTTTTATGACCTAAGATTTTGTCGACCCAATTCATGTTAATCAATGCCTCTTATACTTTTCATTAGATTTGAAAAATTTTTAAACTGTATTCCTGGTTCATTTACTGATAACCACTTATGTTCTTCGGGAATGTTTGAGTCATTAGGAATAACGCAAGAATATGTAATTTCTAAATCTTTGGTTTCTTCGTTTCGGATTGCGGAAACAATATTTAAATCAATCCAATCAGTACTAATTGTGCATATACCTGAGAAGATCTTTTTTGCTACAAATTCAGGATCTTCATCGTCTGACAGTTCTAGTTCATACGGTAGAAATACGCTATTTTTTAAATTTTCTTGATTAGTTAAAACATTGTATTCCGTTGTTTGCCAATCTAAACCAATAATAATTAAATGTATTTTAGTCATTACTTATTATACTCCGAAAAAAGTCGTCATTCACACCGCTTTTTCTAATATTTGAAAGGGATCTATCTATCAGAGTGTATATTCCTTGTCTGCTTACGCCATTTTTCTTTGCGATAGAGGCGATTGATTGCCCTTCAAAAAAGTGCATTTGTATGTATTTTTTAGCATTTTTTGGAATATTAGCTTCTTTTATTAAATTTTTCAGTTTTTCAATTTTTTCTTTCTGAAACATAGTATCTTCAACAGTCGGCGATTTGTCAACAAGACGATCTAGAAAAGAAGTTGTTGATTGAGATTTGTCTGAATTTATAAGACGATTTAGTGATAATGTATTTCTTTTATTATTTTTACAACTTCTTGTTAAATAACACCTGATAGCAAATAGGATTCTTTCTTTTCTAAATCCGTGTAAATTGCCTTTGCCGTTAAATGCCCAGTCGGCCATCATTGCAGCATGAGCGATATTAGAGACGGCATCTTCATTTCCTAGCATTTCTTTAGCAAGGTTTGGTCTAAACTTATTAGCATGGCGTGAAATACATTTTTTAGCAATGGTGATGTATTCATCTAGTGAAGCAAATTCTTTGTTTGGTTTTTGAGGAAGCTTTATTTTTTTATCATGAATTCCAATAATATCAATATTATTTTTTGCCATTCAATTCTCCTTGGGTTTTAAAGCGGGTAAAAAAATGACGGTTTTGTCTCCTCCTCCATCTCGGTTGAGAACCGTCCCAAACTCACCTTTGTTAATGGAAGTTTTATCGACATTTGTGAATGTCTTCTTTAATCGAAACTCGATTGTATCATTATTTTCAGAAATTGCAATTGCCAAAAACCGCACACCAGTAAATTCTTCCGTTTTTAGCTTTGGCAGCTCCAAATCCAACTGTATTATATCCGCCTAGAATATTAGCTCTATGTCCACTGGAATTCATCCAGTCTCTTGTGACTTCGTTATAACCAGATTGGCCGAATGCGATGTTCTCTCCGATTCCGTTAAAACCAGATCCAACTCGTCGAGACGGGCTTGATCCATTTTTTCCTGTGTGGCTTAAATTACTATTATTAGCCATCCAATCAGCGTGTTTTTGTGCCGCTGCGGTCAGCCTTTTGTCTAGAATAAAAGGACGACGACCGTTTCGTTGGCGTTCGCGGTTGTGCGTGTTAAGTAAATTATTATTTAGTTTTCCAATAAGTCTCGATCTTTTTTGTTGGGTGGTTTCCTCGCCCCATACAGAAGGAGACATTAGTTGGCACCCAATAACAAAAACACCCAATGTTAAAAGTAAACTCTTCATCTCTTCAGAACCTCCATGTAAAACATGTAAAAAAAGTAAATAACTAGGTGAAAAAATGACGGTTTTGTGCGTGCCTCCATCTCGGTTGAGAACCGTCTCAAACTCACCTTTGTTAATGGAGGTTTTCTAGCTGTTTTTAATTAGGATTTCTTCCATCTTTTTATAAGTATTATCTAATGTGTATGTTTTAGAAGTTTTAACACCTTCTTCATTTAGAATATATCCATTCTCCTGTTTTTTCTGGTGGACTTTTTTCATGAGTTCGGCAGCCTGTTCAATTTGATTAAGGCCAATGTCTGCCCAATTGCCTGGAGTCAATAGATTATTAAACCATTTACCGTCATATGCAGTTTCAAGGTTTTCTATATCTATTAAATGAGAATTTGATTCATTACAAAATTCTGTATGCCCAGAATAATTTGTTACAATAACATCTTTTCCTAATCCCATTAATTCAAGAACTCCAAGATTCCACGCCTCCCCTCTACTTGGGAATATTCCGCAATCACATTGGTTTAATATTTTAATATGGTCTTCATGAGTGGTTTCCCATGGGAAAATCTTAATCTTCCCAGCCTTGCCCATTGGACTATCCAAATACATGGATTCCCAGCTTTTGGTTTCCCATACGCCTTCAACATAAGGATTATGGCCAGTCATCCATAGTTCTACATTATCGTCCACATTGAACGCTTTGTTAAATATTTTATATAAAACATCATGGCCTTTACGCACTTCCCATTTTCCAGAATTCAAAAAGATTGTGGGTTTTTTTCTTTCTTCTTCTAGATTTAAAAATTTTGGATTAAAAACATGAGAATTTAAATAATTAGAATCTACACCAAGAGGAACTATATTAATATTAGTGGTGATGCCGTTGTTTTCACAAACGCCCTTTGCCCATTCACATGTGACGCAAAGTTCATCAACATAATTCATAGAATGTTTTTCATAAGGGTATAAATGATCTACTTCAAAAAATGTATAAGCAACATTTCTGCCTTTTCCAATACTATTATGTAAGTCCCATTGGTGCCAAATTGTTAAATTAACAGCATCATAATGGAACATCATTTCTCTTCTAGCTTTTTGTATCAATTCATTTTGAATATCGCCTTCCATTTGAAGGCTGAAAGCACTGCTACCTCTTTTGGGAACGTCTAAAAATACATCCCAATCATTAGCCATCAATCGCTTTAATATTTGATAACCTGTCCAACCATACCCACTTGTATTTGGCAGACAGAAAAGGTTTACTTTTTTAGTATCGGCTTCCATGTTTTTATCCTTTAATAGAATTTCTAGATTCTTCTGGGCTTACCCTGTTTTCATAAAATGTATTATGTGTTCTATTAACCATTATAAATGTCGTACATTTGTTCATATGCTTTATTTTCTTTGCTCCGATATAAGTACAACAGGAGCGAATACCACCTTCTAACTGTTGACAAATATATTCAACTGGCCCTTTGTAGTCAACATAAACCGCTTTTCCTTCGCTTGGTCGATAGGTAGATTTTCCACTATATTTATCTTGTGCGGTATAAGATGACATCCCATAATATTTTAACCTAGATTTCTCAAAATTGCCTTCTTTATATTCCCATTCTCCTTCACAAGGTTCTGTTCCTGACAACATACTACCAAGCATAACAAAATCAGCACCAGCACCGAAAGCCTTACAGACATCGCCGCTATATTTACATCCTCCGTCCGCACAAATGTAACCCTTTTGAGAGCCATGGGCAGCATCAGCACACTCAATCGTAGCGGAGAGCTGGGGATAACCAACCCCCGTTACGATTCTAGTAGTGCATACGCTTCCAGGTCCAATACCAACCTTGACAATATCGGCTTTACCTTGGCGAATTAATCTTTCGACCTGTTCTCCAGTGGCCACATTCCCAGCCATAATAATGGAATCTGGAGAAATAGATCGAATTTCGGCAACTTTGTCCACAAAGTGATCTGTGTACCCATTTGCCACATCTACACATAAGTTAGGGCAAAAACCAGCATGACTAATAAAAACCCTAAGCTTATTCAGATCATGATCACTAATACCAATAGATATCCATACGTGGCTTATCTTCTCTTTTACGATTTCAGCTTTTTTGCAAGGGTCTAAATCACCAAAAATTTCATCATAATAATCGACCAATTCATTAATGCCGTAATGTTTATGAAGACATGTAATCCAGCCTCTTTTTGTTAACTCATTAGCCATCGCAAACGAACCAGTGGTATCCATATTTGCAGCAATAATGGGCACACACCTTAAGGTTCTGGGCGAATGTGGAAATTCTTTGAACTTCCTAGAGATATCTACATCTGCCCTACTAGCAGCCTCAGAGCTTTTTGGCCTGATTAGAACATCGTCAAAGTCTAGTTTTCTTGATCCTAAGATTTTCACAGACTACCTCCCAGAACTACCAAAACCTTTATCATCTCGATCAGTTGACGGTAAATCATCCACCTGCGTAATTGTTGCAGGAATAATAGGGGTTAAAACAGCTTGAGCAATTCTATCTCCAGATCGGAATCTGTACACATGGGGTCCATGGTTAATCAGATGGATCTTCCATTCTCCCCTATAAGTTCCTTCGATAACTCCAGCAGTATGAGAAATTCCCATAACTCCAATGCCAGATCTGTCTCTAATCAAGAATCCGTATCGGTCTGGGGTAGCAACCTGAATGCCAGTGCTAAATGTATACTGATCTCCAGGTTCTAAATCAAAATATGTTCCTTCTTCATCAGAATGCCATTTATCATCTGACACACAAGTTACATCCCAGGCGATATCGGAATTTCTCTTTTTACTGAGGTTTCCATCTTCATGAACCTTTTTAACAAGAATTGGAACAGGGTTTTGATCCAAATCTTCAAAAAAACGGTTTTCATGCAATCTCCATGTGCTTTTAATACAAAATTCCTCAGTACTACTAGACATCATTTCTTTATCTTCCTTGTTACATTTAGGACATAGATTATTTGTAGATTCAAATTCATCGGTGGGTTTACCACATTTATTACAATTCCACCATAAAACCATTTTTACTTTTCTTAGTGACTAAGAACTCCTTTAAGTAGAAACACAAGTATAACTCTAATAATAATAGAAGTCAAGACTAAAAAAATCATTTGGTTGAGAAAGGTACGCATTATTCAAAATCCATTATTCAAAATCAATCGACATTTCTGGGTTTTCAACATTTAACGGAGTAAAATTAGACGAATTCTTTTTGGTTAAATGGTTGAATGCATCAGCTCTGATGTAAATATCATGTCGGGTCCGACCGTCTTTGCCAGTCCATTTTTCAGAACAAAGTTGTCCTTCTACTTCTGCGGTATCTCCTCCCTGTACTTGATTAGCAATAATGTCATCAGCGAGTTTGCCAAACGCTTTGATATTAAACCATTCCTTGTCCTTACCTCGGACTCTTGTATTACCAATGCCGAATGTAACAACATTCATGGTTTTGCCATTAAACTCTTTAACATTACCAATAACGCCAGTCAATTTAATGTAATTAGTATCAGACATTCATTATTCCCTTATTCAAAATCAATTGCCATTTCTTCTGAGTTTTCAGCTTTGTCGCCAACAGTATATTCTTCGACTAACTTATCCGCATTTCGATGATCCCAACTCCCAAAAGGAACTCCAACGTCTAAGAATCTTTTTCCTGTATGGGCAATATTATGCGCTGCGTTTAATTGCGCGTTGTCTTGATGCCCGCATTCAATGCAGTGAAATTCGTCAGCAGTTTTTCTGTTATTTTTATGTATGTGTCCACAAAGAGCACACCTTCTAGAAGTATTTGTAGTAGGAGTTACATAAAAAGGAACTCCTTGATTTTCACACATTGTTCGCAGATTTGGGATAATTTTATCTTGCCCAAAAGTTCCAGCTGTCGCAATGCTTACACCGTCAATGCAAAGTAATTGCTTGTTTTTAATAACTGTTGACAGAATATCTTTACAAATTTTAAAAACAATTCCATTGGCTTTTTGGTGCTTTTTTTGAATTTGCAATCTTAGCTTTCTACGTTGTTTAGATCTTAATTCTCTCTTTTTAATCGGAACCTTTTTATCTTTGTCTAAAGAATGATTAATTTCTTTGATTTCTTTTTCTAACTTAATCAAGGTTTCGGGCTTAGTGATTACAGTTCCGTCATTAAAATATATCCAAGATTTAGAATCTTTATTAATATCGAAAGCAAGGATATCATTGGAAACGTATTCATTTACTTCAACATTAATTCCAGCAACAAAGCATTTTTGCGTGAAAGAAATGTTGCCGCCAAACTCTTTTTTTGTAATAAGATCTTCCTTTAAACTATACTTGTAGGGGACTTTTCTAAATTTACCTGTAGGCATATACATTGTTTTAACAAGAAGAACTTTATTTTCTTTATCAACCTTAATCGCGGCCTCGTTAAACCTAAAAGATTTATACTTAAATCCAATAGGACATTTGATGTCAAGAATCCTGTCTTTATTTCTTTGCCAGTAGCCACGGTAACTATGAAGGACAGTTATCACGCAGTTGCGTTTCATTGATTCGCTGCAAGCATCTTCGTCAAACAAATAAGAAATAGAATCCTTAAATTTTGCTTTTGTTTGCTTGGTTCCATCTGCAAGTATAAGATCTTTATCTGATGTAATCCATGTAATTTCACCATTTCTAATCATATTTCTAACATGCTTAGAAATTCTTCTCTGAGTTTCAAGTTCTTTTTTAAAATCTTCTTCAAGCTCTGAAAGATCTAATCCCCAAAATTTGGCATTTCTTTTGAACTTAATCATTTGTGTTTTTCCTTTTTTAAAAAAATGACGGTTTTGTTCACCCTTCCATCTCGGCCAAGAACCGTAAAACTTGCCTTTGTTGATGGAAGTACAGTAGCCCGACGAGGAATCGAACCTCGAACTAGGGTTTAGAAGACCCTTGTTATATCCGTTTAACTATCAGGCCAAGTTTTAAAGCGACAACGACGGGACTTGAACCCGCAACCACTGGATCGACAGTCCAGTACTCTAACCAATTGAGCTACGTTGCCAAAGTACGGCAGGCTGGACTTGAACCAGCGATCTCCGCTTTATAAGAACGGGGCTTTAACCAACTAAGCTACTGCCGCATGTTTGTTGATTACCGTCCTGATAATTCCCAGCCGATCTACTTTTAAAGATCTGAACACTTAGTGGGAACAGCAAGATCTCCTAACTATGTAATAAGTATAATCTAAAAATCTTGATTGTCAATGTTTAATAATTAAATTCTTCATAATCTTCTTTAAAATGGTTTTCAATAATTGCCTGGGTTTTTTTACTACAGTCAATGTTTGAATTTGACGTGCTGTGCATAAACGGCAAAGGTTCATTAATATTCAATTTGTTGCAAACATAACCCCAAGAATTATTTAAATCTTCAAATTTTCCATAATAATCTATGCGAATTTTATTATTAATACAAAGCCATTCTCTTTGAGTTTTATTAAATGCTGGAATTATTTTTCCTTTTTTATTTTTATATATCACTTGTCTTGACCGCATCCATTCTTCAGACTGCACCCATTCATCAAAACTTTTACTTTTCCAAGTATGATGATTCTTAAAATTAGCAGATTCTCCTCTAATTATTTTTGGCATAATTTCAATGCCCCATTTGTATATAGACCGCATTCTTGTTAAAGGATGCCGAACTATAGCAAAAGAAAAAAACTTTGAGATATCTACTTCGTCAGCATATTGATTTAAAGTAAAATGTCTTTCTGAGAAATTAGGCCTAAAACCTTGACGTTGTAAAGCAGACGCTGATCTAAGTTCTTTAGACCATTTTTCCAATACTTTTTCTATAGAATTTCCAGCACATCTAGGAATGTGTATGAATATAAAATTTTTCTCATGAGATATCACGGCGACCAATTTTTCCTTTCCGCTGCAACTTTTGCTCTTTCTTCTGTCATATAAGATGCAAAACCAAGATGATCAGTTTGAAGATCCCGAATTTTCCAAACTCTTTCATTGGGCGTGATTCTATTGTCATTATCACAATCAATTTGTTCTACGACGTATCGAGCTTTACATTTATCAGACATTATCAACCCTTTCCTTAAACCAGTTTGGACATTTACGCTTAGTCCAAGTCATTTGAATGTTCTTATACTTATCTAGTACGTAGTAGCTTTTATATGCAGTAACCGCATCAGCATTCCTGTATTCGTCTGGCATAGCCTGAGCAAATGCCGTTAGTTTGCCGTGAGGAATCATGTGTGCAAGCTTTTGCATCTTTAGAATGCCGTCATGACAAGCATGTCTTTTGCCGTAACGGTAAGTGTATTCTTCTGCTAGACCGATGGCATGTTCGCAGGCCCAGGCAAAGTTTTTTCTGCTGTCTCCAACCCATCGAGTACACGGGTGATTATGATAACCGCCTTTGAGAGGGGTTCCCTTTTGAGTAACTGGCATCACGCTGTCAGTAGCACCATGACGACGCAAGGCAGAGCCAAGCTGTTGGTATAGTTCTAAAACCATTTTAACACAGTGTTTATCACAGTGTTGTTGAGCTGCAATAACTGGGTCTTGATTTAAAACAAAAATATTCATGTAAGCTCCATAATAAAATAGGTTGTACATAAGATATTATACTAACAGTATCGTCAATGTCAATTAGTTTCTCCACTGTTTCTAAAAAGAATTTGCTAACGTGTACGGCTTAGGTGGTACAGTGTAATTAATAAAAAAACCAGCAACCCTTTTGAGGCCACTGGTTTAATTATTTAAAAAGAAAACTTAATTGTTTTCGATTTCGTCGTAAGCTGCTACCATTTCTTCGAGAGTAACGTCACCGCCAGCCTCAATAATAGCTTCAGCCATATCTCTACCGTGTTCTTTATAAGCTTTTCTTCCAAGCTCTCTGCGAGTTCGCAGATGAACGATTCTCTTCATTAAGAATGTTGGATTCTTAGCATGTTCCACGGCTTCGTCGGCGTCTTTCTTACAGTCTTGAAACATTTGAATAAACTGCATGATCAAGTCAACAATTAAAATAACTGACGCAGGATCAAATGCAGCAGTAGGATTTTTAGCAGTAAAGTTATTTACCGCTCTATCCTTCATGGAACCAATTCCCATTTTAGTAACCTCTAATTACGTTTTGTTCGACAATAATTTTATTACCGCGAACTTTTTGTTTTTGTACTTCGACAACATTTCTACGTTGAACGTTAAGAACATTGCCGACCTGATTTCTTTGAATTACATAACTTCTTTGAAGCTGTACTTGTGGTACTTCTACAATTCTAAGGGTTCTTTGAGGAACGGCGATAACATTTCTCTGGATAATCTGTTGTCCGCCATAACCATAATGACCGTTATTAACAATAACTCTTTCGACAACCTTATTCTGTTGAACGACTTGCTGTTTGACAACTCGTTGAACTTGGGGCCGAACTACGACTCTTTGTCGTTGAACAACTCTTCTACGTGAAAAAAGTCCGCCAGTTGCCTCAGCTTCTGAGGGCATAATCATGCAGGCGGCGATTGCACCCACAACAAAAGCGGTAAAAATAGCGAGTTTGGTTTTCATTTGATATTAACCTTGTAGTAAAAAATAATGTGTAAAAATTTATTGAGCAACCGCTTCCTTATTTTCCTCAGTTTTTGCTACCATCCAAAGACGAATAGCTTCAACATCTTCATCGGCAAGGGCTGGACCGCCCAAAGGCATTAACTTTTTACCTCTTGCTTGAAGATTAATTCCAGCGACATGATCATAAGTAGAAACTCTGTCTGACAAAGGGAGGTCCGCCAACCATTTCTCCCCGTTTTCTTCTTCGCCTACTAATTGCAAACCAGCCTTTTGAGAAGATTGACCATGACAAGAAGAACAATTCTCAGAGAAAATAGTAAAAACCTTTTGATTCAATTGGACTATTCCGTCTGTTTCTGTCGACTCAACCGTTGTTGTATCGTCCTGTGGCTCTTCTACTGGCTCTTCTTGGGTTGGTTGAGAATCATTACTTGCATTACTTGTAGAATTTTTTAATAAGCTTTCTTCTAGAAGTCTAATCAGTCTGTCCACTTGTTCTGATTGCTTTAAGATTATATCTTTGTCAGCATTAATCTCTTGGGCTTGCAACTGATTAACTACATCATAATAACCATTCATACCTAGAAAATAATCAGCATCAAATTGAACTTGCTTTTGAATTACATCCACATTTTCAACAACGTTAAATTGTTGAACAACGTGATCTTGAATAATTTGTTGCTTAACTATTGGCTGACAGACGATTTTTCGTCCTTTAAAACCGCCAGCAAAAATAGGAGAACTACTGGCTGTCCAAATTGCCAGGAATATGCAGAAAATTTTCTTAATCATTGTAAAATCCTAAATAAGTGAGTGAAATCCATTTATTATTATACACCACTTATATAAGATTTATTTACAAGAATAAAAGTTCCCCTTTAAAAAATATGCGGTTTTGGTGATGCTTCCACCTCGGATGAGAACCGCAAAACTCACCTTTATTGGTGGAAGAAAATATTATTCTTTATTAATAAGCTCTTCTAATTTTTCTTTTGATAGACTGCTAAAATCTCCCTCTACTTCTCGGACATCCACAGAGATTTCTTCGACCATCGTATCTTTGATATACCCTAGTTTCCCGTCCATAGCGTAAACTTGAATCCAGCTACCACTAACTTCACCCGTTGGGAAGAGACGATAACCAACAGCAGGAGTTAATAAAGTCGTTGTCCCAGCTTTTAGTTCTGCATTTTGTGAGCTTACTTGAAGTATAGTAATTTGGTCACGAAGCGGATTAGTAACTTCTTCAACTTCTTGAATAATAGGAGGAGCTTCCACTACTTCGTCCTGTATAATAACTTCTTCTACTGGGACTTGAATCCCTGGATCTTCTTCTTCCACAATAGTCAGGCCGTTTAACATAATCATGGCCTGCTGAAATCCACCTGGAATTCCATCTACACTTGGTGCTTCCCAAACATCTCTAGGAATCAATTCTCCAGTTGTTACTAACAACTTCAAACGAGCACCAAATCTATATTGAGATTCCATGATCTTTGTTCTTAATTCTTCTGGAGTAGTTCCACATTCATATGCAGCAATCTCCAAATTAATTGACCTGTTGTATCTAATAATTCTTTGTAGATATTTTGACCCATTTGCCGTAGGAGTAAGGCCATTAGTTTTCTTAACAGCTCTAGCAAATAAGACCTGATTATCTGCAATAGAGTCTTCAAATTTATCAGAAAGTAAAGTTCTGTTTATTCTAAGAGCATCAGCTTTATCATATGTTTTTAAGTTGGCATTTGCTCTAATAAATTCGTCTAATGTATTTTCAGAAGGAATAGGTCCAGATGCATGACAATCCAAACATGAGTGTGCAACCCTTACACGAGGATCGCTGAGAACGTCTTCCATATGCCTGACTACAGTAGGATCTCCGAATTCTACAAGATCTCCCGCAGCGTCTCTAAGTGCATATACCTGTAAACCTACCATGTTACTAGCAAATACTTCACCAGCATCAGACACATCTGGCGGTCCACCAATTCTTTTATTTAAGAATATTGATTCAAGATAATCACGCTTACCATTCTGAAAATTAACGTCATAAGTTTCGTAAAGATAACCTAGTTCAGTTCTATACCCGAATAGCATTCTATTACGAGTAGCAACAGCCTTGCTTTTTGTTACTAGAGTTCCATATTCATTTCCCAGTTTTCTGGCTTTTGTTAGGTCTAAACCCCATGCTTGTCTAAACTCTTCAATAGTAGACGGGGCTTTAGTAGCCTTGGCGTACAGAAGAGTATCGTAAAAGTTAATATCTTTACCAAGATCTAGTTGAGCAGTTGTGCTCATAGCATGATGAAGAAACCAGTCGGATCTCACAATAGCATTGCCAGCAAGAAGCCTTAGAGCACCACTCCGATCAGCAGTAACAATCGGTTCAGCAAAATAGCCGTCGCCGTCACTAATGGTTTCCCAAGCTTCGGCGGTCCAATTGTATTCCCGAAGATCAATCCACCAGAGTGTATCACTTCCTGGCACTTGACGATAAGTCTTAAATACGTCATCGTCGTCACGTACAGCAAGAGGATAGTAGGCACCAGCATTGCCAGTATCGGGATCATCGCTAATCCCAATAAGACTATGAATAATAAAAGAAAGAACTAGAACTTCGTCTTCCCTTTGAGCAGCAGGTACTGCATAGGTAGAAAAGAATCGAATAAATTGAGCATCCTCGCTCGGAAGCTTAGACAGGAATAGAATCGCGTCTTCAACTTCCGATTGAGGAGTTTTCAATTTTTCAAATTCAATTACTTCTATAACTTCTTCTGTTACAGGTTCATTGATTAACTTGGGTCCATCCTGAGCATGTAACACCGAACTAAAGAACAGTGAAAACAATAGAACAGAATATGCTTTCTTAATCATCTTTCCTCAAATTCCTGCTTATCCGATTTTACTTACCCTGTAACCTGGAATACTGATGTTTTTGATGTCGCCAGTAATATTAATAACAAGTTCTTCATCTGGCGTGGGTTCTGGCCCAGGTTCAGGTGGAACAGTTTCCTCTCCAACACTTACTTCGGCTGTATTAGACCAATCAGACTTAACGTCTCCCTTTTTTGCTCTAATTTTGTATACATGATTTCCTTGCGGAACCTTAATGTCAGTAGCTGATGTTCTGCCTCTACCAACGCCTCCTTGATATATATTATTCCTATACACTTCAAATATATCCTCTCCCGTGGAATTGTCAACCCAAGAAAGTGAAACTTCACTAGAACTAATAGCCGTAGCCTCTAAATTCGAGGGTGCTGCCAGTTTTTCTGGAGGAGTAGGTTCTGGAGGATCGACATCTCCGCCACCAGTAGGTCTACCGTAAAGACGCTGGATTCTTGTAACATCGTCTTTTAATTGTGGTTTTGTTACACCAGGACTATAGAAAGGAGCCATTAATGCGGTCTGAACATTTGAATGTCTCAAACCTAAAAGATGGCCGATTTCATGGCAGGCTACGTTAACAAGAAGTACTCCACGTTGGTTTCTGTTAAGAACCCATGTTTCTGCTTCATCAAAGCGACAAAGAAGTTGTCCATTAAAACTATTGCCAGGAGGTAACTGAGCCCATGCCAATGTGCCTCCAGGTCCATCAAACTGATCTCTTCGACCAGCACCAATAGACATAATGAAATTAGCATTACTTCTACTATTACTTCTGGTAAATTTTAAACCAGCTACGTCAGACCATTGGGTAAAAGCTTTTTCAATAGCCTCGTCCCATTCTTGAGCAGAAAGATCGTTGTCCCGCTTTTCTATAAAATAGCTAAGATTTTTTCTTCCCCATTTATTAGAAAGGGTTTCCATGCTTGCTACTTCAAAGTCGTGACCGTCGTTATAATAATCTGGACAGGCACATCTAGGGGTATTCATAACCCTTAATGTTTTAGGGCCAAGTTCGCCGTCTGTAATAAGACCAGCTAGTCCCTGTAGTTTAACAAGACCGTCATGAACTTCACCTAGAGTAAGTTCTCTGATATTTTCAATGTACCCATACTTTTTGAGATATGTCAATCCCGTGCGGATTTCTCCAATACCAACTTCCCATTTCTCCAGTCTTTGTTCTAGCCTTGACATTAGGTCTATTAGTTTCATCGCTACCAGCTCCCATTAAATCATAAAGAACAGAAATATGCATGGCAATTCCATACCCACCTAGTTTACCTGATGATAAAATTTTATCTTCCCAGGTTTTCCAGCCTATGATTCCTACAATTTTAGTGCATACGTCGTCACCTTCGCCGATATTAGCAAAAATGGCACTACCACTTTGCCCTGCGAAAGGAGTTGGAGAAAAATAAAGAGTGTCTTCACTCTCCAATATTTCTCCCCACCATCCCATAGGCCAACGAGCATGAGGAAATCCCATAGAATACACAGGACTTCCCTTTTCTATAACAGTATCGCTGGGTGCTAAACCTATTATATTAGGAGTATATTCTCCTAAATCTTCCTTACTGATTGAAACTATAGCAAGATCAATGCTACGGTTTGAATCTAATTGTTTCCACAAAACTTTGCCATTAACACGTTTAAAATGTTTTCCATTTTCGAAAAGATCTATACTTACTAGAGATGATTCGCCTACAACATGGGCATTAGTAATAATTTTATAGGCCGTTTTACTTTCTGAAAATATCGTCCCAGATCCATAATTACCAATAGACTGAATTCTTACTACAGCCTTCATCATCTCTTTCATATTGTATACTTTAGCTTGAACATTAGACACACAAGAAAATAAGAATATTAAAAATAAGATAATTCTTATCATTTTAAACACCTCATCAAATAGGAATTCTGGATTTCAGATTTTTTCCTTTCGATGCTACTTAAAAGGCTTGTCCAAAAGAAGATCGACCAATTCTTTTATTTCTCTGTATGCCTTTGATTGAATAGGCATTTCAAATTTTTTAGTAGCAGTGTCCTTTAAAAATGTCCTTAAATCAGTTCCAAATTCAGATGAACGTGCTGCCCAATCACACACCATTTCTGCATGATGAAGCCTATCCATCTCGTGGATTCCCCCTGCCCACGCTTCGGGATGGTGCAAATTAGTGGTTATATGATGTGTTACTGCGGATTTAAATAAGTCTGGCTGTTTCTCTTTAGTTATATCATTTAGATAAAGCCATTCTATACCGTAAAACTTTGAATTATCATGCCTGTGTCCATTGGCTATAAGCTGTATAGCTAACTCATTTTCTCCTTTATCTACCAAGATATCCGCCAATTTAATGCAATTTACTTTAACATTATCTATATGTCTTAATAAAGACTTTAATTGTTGTTCCGTGTCCATTTTTATTCAATTGGAATTTGTCCGTTATTATCGTCCTCATCGACATCTAAAAGTTCTACTTTTCCTTTTAGATCTTCGACCTTTTTACCAAAATCTCCTATATCATCAATTAGTGTTTGCTGTTTCATTTGCAATTCGTTGATATTATCTGAATTATTATCAACTTTGTTTTTCATATCTTCCAATATCGTATCACTTATGTTAACAGGAGCAGGGATTTGGGGTTCTGGCTCTGGTTCTGGATAATAAGGAGCACTTTGAACATCTCCATCACCTTGTTCATCCTGTGTATTACCAGAAAGATCGGGAACTAAGTCGCGAGCAATCTCAGTAACACGATCAACATTGCCGCCGAAAAAACCAATCAGTAGCAAAATCGCGCCACACATTTTATTTTTATTTCTAACCCACCAACTTAAAGCTTCAGTCGGTGAAGGCAAGTCAACAGCTTCTGTTTCTTTGATCATTGGATTATAATTCTTGATTAGATATAGTTATTTTCAATTGAGCAGAATGTTTTAGCATTCTGTCCATATCCTCTACTGTCAATTTTCCCTTTTTATATTTTTCAGATAATTCTTCAAGTTCTTTAGCGAGCTGTCTTAAATAATTACCTAAATCAAAATGTTTTACTTTCCTCATTTGTATTATCCCTACGCAGCTTCGTCAAATTCTACCCATGCAAATGGGCCTTGAGCACCAGTTGAACTAGTAATAGCTATTTGAATTGAAAACACATCGTCAGCTACATAAGAAGTACTACTAAGAGTTCCATCAATAACTTCTCTATCCGCATCAGCATTTGTAATATTAATATCTGCGGTCATAATGGAAACACCATTTTTCTTCAAAGTAAAATCAATGTCTGTACTAGTACCAGTATCGTTTAGCATAGCACTAAATGCTCGAATAGTTCCCGCAGAAGTAGCGACGTAAACAAGTTCTTCGCGACTTCCAGGGGTTCCAGTAATACCAAGGTCAAAATTAGTTCCAGCCTTATGTAAATGTCTGAGTTTTCCAACTGAAATATCTGCTTGTGCATTAACATCACCATCAATAATTGCTCCAGTTGGAATTGTAAGTGTTCCACCACTTAAAGTTGCAATTGCCCCTTGAACTCTTAATGAACCTGCCATTTTATTTAATATCCTATTTTTTAAAAAGTTTAAATGATAAAAGTTTAGAGTTTTTACTCTATATGATACACCAAATACTGGTTTCTTTAACGACTACTTTTTAACAAAACCCTTAGATTTCAAGTGTTTTGCAACGTTAATCTCTGTTTCTGGTAAAAATCCAACCTCATAAGCCACTAAATCCCCAACGATTCTACTAAAACTATTAATGTCCATTAGCTTAACAGGATCATTTGAAGGAATAAACGCCAAGATTCTATCTGACTCTTCCAAAAGTCTTTCAACTTCAGCTTTAGCCTGTTGCCCTTCTGGAGTATTTCTTTCTGGACAATCAATGTTTCTTAATCGTACAGCAAATCTTCGAGTAATTTCAACCTCAATTGTATCACCATCAATGGCTCGAACAAAATCTACTTCTGTAGTAATTCCAGGTTCCATTTTTTATTCCTTATTTTTCTGCTATAATCCAGGTTGTTAGAGGAGATTCTGGATTATTAATTTCCATCAAATCAGAAACTTCTTCTACTTTAGGAATTCCTAATTTTTTCTCTCTTTGATCAGTAATTATTTTTACAATATCTGAATTGCCCCAACCATCACAAATAACAATTTCAGAAAAATCTTCGCACAGTAATTCTAAAGCGTCTGGCGTAAATCTCCAGTAATCTGAGGGATGACTGTGGATTGGGTACATGAAAACCGTTGTAAGAAATAAAAGCCCTTCAGGTTTTAAAACCCTACGCATTTCATTTACTGCATTAAAAGGGTTTTTAACATGTTCAAGAACTTGGTCGCAAACGATGCATTCATACGTATTATCTTCCACATTCCACAAGTTACATATGTCATATTCTGGAAATCTAGCGTCGTGGATTTGACTATTTTTAAAATGGTCTACGATAGGACCGCCGCCACGTTCGTCATCACTGATTGACATAATTAAATCTGGTTTAAAATCATAAGGAATATTTTCCAATATGCTTTTATACATATTATATCTTGATGATTTATAAAATCTTTTGTGCATTGGGGCGTAATAAAATCTTTTACTTGTCATTAGAAAACTATCCTTATAATTCTATAAAAAAATGGGTTTTTAACGAGAACCCATAACTCGTTCGGTTTTGTCTCAACAGCCATCTCAGCTAAGAACCGAAAAACTTACTTTTATTGATGGAAGTATCTATATTATACTATAGATATTATAAATGTCAACCTTGAATAATGCTTTTTATTTGAGCATCAACACCGCCGTTAATTAATACTAAAATTGCGTCAAGCTTTTGTTGTAATACAGCTGCTTCTTCGCTGTCACTACTACAATTAGCCAACTGGTTTTGCAGATCAATAATCTGTTGGTCTCTACTGTAAACCATTGATTGCAAGTTTTGAACTTGTTCATCCTTTAAACCAGAATCATTTTGAAGAGCTGCTAATGCTTGACTGCACGCAGACAGTTCTTCATTAAGACGATCAACTTCTTCCTGAGCCGACTGGCCAGCCACGCTCAAAGTATGGATTTGCGTTTGCAAAGCACTAACCTGAGCAAGTAAGCTGTTATTTTGAATAGTAAGATCAGAGATTTCAGCTTCAAGATCTGCCTTTAGCCGAAGACCCGCTTCCAAATGACCACGGCATTTTTCCAAAGCAGCTTCACATTCAGAACAATCGGCAGGAACCTCTGGCTCTGGAGCAGGTTCTTCTGGTTGGGGCTGTGGAGTTGGATCAATTGGAGTATCTCCAGAGAAATCATAAGGCTTTTCCCAAGTAGAAGCTCCAAGTCCACCGTTTGTAATTCCAGTAATTACTTTAGCGGTTGTAAAGTTTGCCGCAACTCCATCACCAACAAGATCTGCTTCGGTCGCATAGGCCGAATTAATCTCAAATCCTTTGGCCTGAGCTTGTGCAACTGTAAGTCTTCCGTCTTGCGTATCCCAAAGATGTCCCTCTTTCCCATTAGGATAAATATACACATTGCTTTCAAACCGACCATGATTCTTAATGAAATCGTAATAATAATCACCAGCCCGTCGAGCAAGTCTATAATCAACATCTGAAAGGAAAACATTATTGCAGAAACATCCAAGAGATTTATTCCACCAGCCCTCAATATACGCTTGATTGCTAGTAGAATTAACTCTTACATAATTATTTGCAAAAAATACTGGCCCACCAGCTTTACCCTTTTTTACCCAGCTTTGTTCTGGCGCAACTCTAAAAGCATTCCCGATAATATACCAAGGACCGCTGTTCATAGGTTGCATTGAGAATCCATTGTGAGGACGAACACCTTCATGGGTAAGTCTCTCGTCTCCTGCAAAAATATTCCCTATACATCTTAGGTTGTCCCAGTTTTCATCGCTTTCAAAAAGATCGTCTATAATTGTGTGGACTACATTGTCAATAAAGTCAATGTTACCCCAACCATAGGAGTATGCATCTGCCACACCCCTGATTTCACAGTTTTTAACAACAGTGCCTCGATTCTTTTTGTCCGTTTGCACTCCTTCGCCAGCATAGCCGTTTTCATCTGTTGTTTCATTACCGAGTAATTTACAGTTCGTAATTGTTGCATTGTCAGCATAGATCATTACGAGATAAGAAGTATCATCTAGTACGCAGTCATGGAGCCTAACATTCTTAGCTCGTATACTGCACTGACCGCCCAATCTGAGATTTTTGACCAATACATTAGGCGCATTTATATACAAACGATTGCAATCAAAATACATTCCCTCGCCATCATAGACGACGGGATTATCTTCATCAGGGCCGCCTTCACTGATAACCGCATTGTTATTAGCATCTAAGGCAGTAGGAACTTTTCTTATAAGACCATGAGGAGTAATCTGGTCAACATCCATTCGAGTTCTAACTACCTTTGTGTAAGTTATGCCACGTAAGGTCACTAGAACTTCATAATGTGTACCAGGAGACAGAAACAAGATACTACCAGTATAATAATCTACTGAGTAGTTTGTTTTCTTTCCACCGTGATATCTGGTTGTCTTGATAGGGCAAAGGGGTTGCGCATCAATCCAGTCAGTATCTCCAACCTTGCGGAACTTCAAATTAGCTACGCTTTGTGGGACTGAACCTGGACCTACTGTACCATCTGCTCTAGGCAGAAGATCAGTAGCAACGTCTAGAGAGACAGAGATGCAATTAAGAGTAGATTCAAGTCGTAATAAATCAGACATATTACTGTTCTCCATGTGTTATGGTGGTTGCATCCAAGATTATACACCGATAAAAATATCGTATTGGACGCGATCTTTAGCTTTTCCAAGAACAAGTGAAGAATAGCGACAACCCCAGTCCATTAGACTGTGGTGCATATGATCATAATACTGTGAACCACTTTTAAAATCGTCCCCACGAACCCAACTTTCCAGAGGGCTCCAGTATATAATTTCATAGTTAGAATGAAATAACTCGTTTATTTGTTCTACCCTGTCCCTACACGGTTCTGAGCTTGATCCACAAACCCAATCAATTGCCACTAGAACCGTTGGTTTTTTATCTTCTGTGTTCATTACGGAATAACCAATTCTTTTTCTGGAGGAGTGACGATACCTGATTCAGTAGCACGAGCCTCTTCCTTGATTCTATTCTCGTTTTCATTAAACAAGTCTAAAACTTGTGGGTCAACATTAGTAATACATAAAACTTCAGAAGCTTTGATTTGAATTCCCTCATCAGAGCGATTAAACATCAACCATGGTCTAGTTTGAACACCCATTTGTTGGCCCGCTTGATCTACAGGAACAAGGTTTAGAACCAACGGATTAAAAACTGCCAAAGAATCTTGTTCCTCAATTTTAATAACGGCGGCAACGAACTGTTCTCCGTTTGTGAGTTTTACCAACTTTACTTCTGGTTCAGCTTCTCCTGAAATCAGCGATTCAATTTCCTTAGACATTCTAATCTTCTTTCTTTTCTGTAGTAAATTGTTTAAACTTAAATTCTTCGAAATCTAAAACTTTATTCTCTAGTTTAAATATAACACAGTCCTTTATTTTGTCAATCCACCTAAATGGGAATCTGTGCTTTTTTCCGTATTCAATTTCAATCTTAGACTGAATAATTGTTTGATTTCCTGACCCTTTAACATAGACACTCTTATTAAATTTAGTAACCTTTCCTTTTGAGGAAAGCAGTTCAACGTCTAGTTGATAGGTTCTTTCTTTTGTTCGACCCAAAGTTCTAATCTCTAGGTCAGTATCTCGCAGAAAGTCGGCGTACTGACTGTCGATTCTGTCAAAATACTTTTCATCTTGCAGTGCTACAATATCATCTTGAAGTGAGCTGATAATTTCTGTAATAGACTTATCAGAAGTCCATGTTTTTTCAGCGGCAGAAGCTACTGTAGAAAAAAACAAAACCGCACATACGCTAAACGTTAGAATCTTCATGATTCCTCTTCCTCTTCCTGAGAATTAAACGTAAATAAAATATCGTCCACCTGATCTAAGATGGATGAGTCACTACTAGAGACTCTGGAAATGCAGACGGCGATTCGTTGATCTGAATCGCGATATTCCTTCTTCATAACACTGTCGCTCATACAACGCTGCAAAAATTCTTTTCGGCTTTCTTCTGGACCTTGACTTGGCAACGGCATAATTCACCTCATTAATTAAAGTTTAGGGGCCAAATGATGGCAACGGAATGCCAAACATTTTGCAACACACGTAGTATATAATAAAACATGCAATAGCGATAAAATTTAGGATTTGAACCCAATAAAACCACAACAACACAACAAGAAGTAACAAAATTCCAAATTTAAACCAACGCATCAGCACTAACCCCTTTAAAACAACATATTAAACCAAGAGATTCGGCGTACTGACTGTCGATATCTAATTGTTGAACAGGAGGTGGGGTTTCTTCCTTTGTCTTTTCATAATAATGAGATACCCCAAGAATTATACCCAATACAATTGGGAACAGTGATAAATAAATAGCTTCTTTTTGTTCTCTAGACATCATTCGTACCTCGACAAAATTTGTTCAACATCATCAAATTCATATTGATCTTCATAAGAGTCATCTTCCTCTTCTACATAGAGTCCATCCATTAGAGTTCGTTCAACTAGATTTAAAGCAGTAGACCTATCCCCTGGTTCTGTAAAAGAAAACTCAAGATCCAGAGCATTAACAATTTCCTCGGCCAGTAGAACAACTTCTTGTGGAGTCATTTTGATACCCTCTCATGAATGAATAGTGAAAAAAATGGCGAATTTACCCATGGCTGTCGAGGCTCGCCAAACCCCGCACTGCTTATGCAGCGAGAGCTAAAGTTTGCTCTGCGTTTAAAAAGGTTCGATCTTGTTTTAACGTAGCCCTTCAAGATCAACTACGACATGCAACTAAAACGTCTTATTACCAATCGAAACATTTCAGGCCCATATTTATTCGCCTAAGTGGACCTGCCGACGGCGAAGTCGGGTCTTGCCTAATAGTCTGTAATAGCGTCTACATGTTTAGCCCAAAAAGGACAACTCCCCAAGTAGGACTCGAACCTACGACAAGATGGTTAACAGCCACCTGCTCTACCAACTGAGCTATCGGGGAAAATGACGGTTTTGTACCTACTTCCATCTCGCTTAAGAACCGCCAAACTTAGCTTTGTTGATGGAAGTAATTATAAATCTATTTTACACCAAAAGTGTCCCTTTGTCAATCAGATTTTCAAATTATCTGAAATAGTATTCATTGTATGATGAAACGGATCGCCAGGAATTGCTGCTACCAAATCCCACATCTTTCTAGCAATCTCTCGGATCTCGACCTGTGCATGTTCTGAGTATCGCAGCTTGTAAAAATTAGCAAAACTCCGCATATTGAACATTATATCAGCCTGAATCTGACTGTTATAAGTCTTGAAGAATCTGGCCGATTCTTTTGCTCTTTTGCGTCCTAAAATAGGTTCGAGTTCGGTAATGGCTTCATGGTATAGATCATTACCCATCATTGTATACTTTTCAAGTTTTGCTGCCCATTCAATAGGCCAGTCTTCTGGCAAATAATACTTATCCTCTTTTAATTCTTTGTACCTAGCAGATTCAGCATTAAGACTACTGATCCTATGTTTCAAAAGATGGATGTGGCTGGCAATCTCAGTATCAACCAGAAAATGCACAACACCTTTTTCAAATGGAGTCTCATGACCATTACTCCACAACATATCAATTAGTTTACCAACCCTAGCACGCTTGTCGTCAGTTAGATCTCTAGAAGTAGAGGTCCAGGCACTGCAAGCAATAACCTCGTCTGATCCGTAATGTCCTAACAATTCAACTTTATTTCCCATTAAGGTAATCCCCAAATATTTCTTACAATGTTATAAACAATAAACCCGTTACAGATTACCGCCTGTAAAACGATCAAGGTTCTAATGAAAGCTATTTGATCAGCTTCTCGATCTGAACCAACTTTTTCCCCGAGAGCTTTAGCCCATAATCTCCACCAGTTTTTTCTCATAGCTGTTTTTCATATCCTTATGACCTTTCCTTTTTCTTCCAATTCTTTAATTTTTTCTGCTTCTAATTTAAAATTATGATGATCTTGGCCAGCAGGTTTTACATTATGGTAATGAGAATTTACATCACCACCAAATCCGTATAGATAAACCTTGTCATATTGTTCTAAAAAATATTTTATCATAATATATCCGACCGTCAACCAATTTTTTAATGGATCGTAATCAAATTCACGGCTATATTGTTTTACTGTTTCTGGTCGAATAATTTCCATATTTGGGTATCTATCATACCACTTGGGAATTAGTGGGTACATGTAACGTGTCCATTTACAATAGTTCATAACAGAGATGATTTTAAAATCATTTTCATCTTTGCCAGTGTGATCAATAGTATCGCACATTCTAGTAGCCCAGATGTCAGTTTTTGTTCCTACGTTTTTTTCATACCCCTCAATTTTAAAATTATTAAATCGAACAACAACATCAAAAGAATCTATTTGCTCGCCAGCTTCTCTTGACACTGCATCTGTGCCGTTACCGACTAGAATAATTTTTTTTGAACTGCTCATAATCTTCCTCTGTATCTACTCCTAAACAAGGACTAGATTCAATCATGTTAATTTTATAACCATGGTATAACCACATCAACTGTTCCAAATTTTCTTTATTTGACCACTGATAATCATTGTCATGAATATAAAGATTTTTCAAACCACTCCATTTTGAAAAAGGAAAACCGTAAATTCCTAGATGTATATTCCATTCGTCTGAATTGTAAGGGATTTCAGATCTAGAAAAATAATGCGCATTATTATTAATATTCATGACGCATTTAACATTATTAGGATTTAAAGCCGCATCTTTTTCACTCGTTTTATAATAAGCAGAGGTAATACAGTCAGTTTCATAAATCCTTGTAATTATTCTGCGAACTAAGTCTGGATCAATTAAAGGATAATCAACTTGAACATTTACAATATTACAATATTCATTAATTATTTTGGCTGCCCTCATAGCAGCATGTGAACCACAGTGCGATGGAAGTGTTTTTATTGTTGGTATATTTCTTTTAGCAGCCTCACAAATAACTTCTTCGCAAGGAGTTGCTACATAAATTTTCTCAACTAAACCAAAAGAAAGTAAAACTTTAAGTCTTTCATAAGTATGAACAAATAAAGGCTTTCCAGTTTCTTCTAAGAGAGCTTTACCTGGAAGTCTTTTACTGTCTTTTCTAGCAGGAATAATTATGTAGTTCTTCAAAGATTACCTCCTGTTGATCTTCTAGAGATATCGTCTGTTTTAAGGTCGTCAGTCCAATAAATTTCTAAACATTCGCAATCTTCTAATGCTTCAAATTTATGATATTCACCAGGAGGAACATCCGTAAAATTTCCTGGCTGTAGTACGGTTTCATCTTGACCGTTCTCTTTGTAGATAATAACCTTTAAGCTTCCACTAATTAAAAAGAATCGGTTCCACTTATGTTCATGATAATGCTCTGAACAATAACCACCTTTGTTAATTTTTAAATAATGGTGCTCGGAAAAAGGGCCAACAAAAATACATTGGGTATGCCCCCACAGCTTTGATTGAACTGCTCCGCATAGAGTTTTATGACTCATTTTAAACCCTTTCTAGTTCCAGATATGTTCTAAGGCTTCTCCAGAAGCGATCTCTACAGGATTCCATTGTGCATAAGCAAGATTGTACGCCCACTGTAGACGTTCTTGTTCTGTTGGTAATTTTATATTTTCTAAATCGTTTAATTTTTCTTGCAAGTTCCCTCCTACTAAACTATGTATCATAGAATATTTGCTATCACACAAAGAAGGCACTCCAGCAATAATAGACTCAACACCGCAATTTGAACTATAAGAAATAGTGCAATAAACCTGATCCAACAAATCTTCCAATTTATTAATAGTGTTATATTTCATGTCCATGATTGATTTTTCATGTGACAATATAATCTTAACTTCTTTTGGCAAAACTCTAAGCCAAAAACTTTTTAAACATTCTGGATCATTTAGATATTTTACAATTTCGCTTGGATGAGGCTTAAACCAGCACGGTCTTCCGCTGTCAATAATTTTTTTACATACATCTACTACCCATTCGACGTATTGCCAACCATATGAATAACGCATTAGTTGTGGAGTAAATTTAGCACCAACAGCATTTTCTTCTAAACAATTTTCAGTTGGTTCTAAGTCTACCGTTGTATCAGTTCTAATTTGTCCGCAAACTAAAACGGGTTCTTTTGATTTCCAGTCAGAGTTTTTTAAATCAATGCCCAATTTTTCCCAACGGTCTTTTGGAGAATTTGCATTTTTATAATTACCAAGACCACAAATATCTTCCCACCCAAAAGAATAATAAATATCGTCAGAATAAATTGCTTCACGATTAGCTTGAGTGTGAAATTGCTTGTAACTTGTTCTTTTTGCAAAACCTTGTTCTAAAAGCAAAGTTGTTTTAGGATTATTGTGCAGGTCTAGCATAGCCCTTTTTGTTTGGTGCCACTTACTAGTTTTTACATTATATTTGGTTGTGTACCCAAACATTCCTAATACTTCTTGTGGAGATTCATGGCACAAATTAGGAGTAAATTTAAATAATTCGTATTCAATCCCATGTTTTTTCAATCCTCTGGTTAAATCTCTTTGAATTAAAGAGTCTCCAGTAAGATTACTATGTAAAAACAGTTTAATGTTTTTTTTATCCATCATTTTAAAATAGTCCTATTATGAGTTCCTTTTTCATGAGAGATGAATTTTCTAAATGGTCCTTGTACAATAACATGGTTTTTACTTTGGCCATTATCTCCAGTAACTAAATCTCTAAAGAAGGCTTTATCTACGCCCTCGCACATTAATCTGGTATATAAAGCAGAATCATCCCATCTATCTTGAAGTTGATATTCACATGTCATATATTCTGTGTATGCTTTATTTATAACATGAAATCCAGGTTTTGTAAATCCAAATAGTCCAGTTTCGGCGGCTTTCATCGTTGTTTTTCTATAAGGACCAAAGTGATAAAATCCCTTATAAGGATCAATATCAACTCCAATTTTAAATATTTCTTTTTCTAACCATTTTCTTTCAATTTTTTTCTTAAAGACGCTATCTGAGTCAACCCAGATTATCATGTCCGCGAGTTCTTCTTTAACTAGCGTTTTCATTGCAAATGTTTTTGAAGCCCAGCCAGTAGCACGTTGATTCCATGAATAATAAGGTTTTCCTGGCACTTTTAAAGAGTCATCTTCTTCAAGAGTTCCGCCATGTTTCACGGGAGTAACAGATCTAACCGATTTTTTCCATTGTCCATATTTATGGTTATCAAGACTTAAATATTCAATGTTTGCAAATTTTCTTATGAGTTCTGGGATACTTTCTTGAATATATTCTTGTTCCATATCTTCATATGCAACCAATAATGTTCCTTCTGATTTACTGGTTATAAAAGAGTTAATCAAAAATCTTCCAGTTTGATGAAACATTTTTTTATTAAAAGACGTTACATAATACAATTTTTCCATCTGTCTGCCTTTTAAAATACTTCAATTGAGCTTAGAGGAATTCTAACATTATCAGAATTAAATTCCATTGCGTCAATAGTTTTTTGGGAGTCTTTCCAAAACTTTTTATTTTGTTTTTTATAAAGATCTGCTCTTTCTTTTAATTTTTCAATAACTCCACTGTGCCATTTATAATGATGAACTTTTAAAGGACATTGTTTTCTAAAATTAATATCTAAGATATCTTCATGAGCAGAAAGGTCGTCTCCAAGATAATATTTTAAATCACTGGGAACTTCAATTTTTCCATTTATTTTTTCTCCTATTATATGACCACCCCTGCTGGTTGGCAAATGTTTTTTATACATCATCATTTTAACAACGCTGGTAATTTTTTTGCGACCATGAGCTTTTTCCGATTTTGTATTTTCAAAAGCTCCTAATCTCATCGAATCAGCATTGGCTTTTACAGGAAATTGTTTGTCAATTGACGGTTCTTGACTTACTTCTTTTAAAATACCATTAGAATCTAATCTGTCTACAAAAACACCTTGAACTGCTGTAATATCAGTTTTACTTAAATCTTTAACAAATTCTAAAAATGGTTTGGGGTACTCGTGAAATTCATCTGCGTCTGCATGAACAACCCAGTCATCTTTATTCCAATATATATTAATTAGTTCTCTTCTTATTTTATGCATAACATCACTAGAGTATTGGCCTTCCCATACATGAACTAGGTTTACGCCCGTCTTTTTGCAAATATTTTTTGCTTCCCTAAGATTTTCGCAAAATAAATTGGGCGTATTCAGCATTATGATATAATTCTTAGGATTAATTCCTAAATTAAGATAATGATCTATATGATGATTAAGAAGATTTAAATCATGCATTACGCCGTTACACGTAAATACTTTAGCTGTTACATTCATTATATACTCACTTTGAAATTATACGCCCAGCATCTAAAATATAATTCCGACCAAAATTTCTTATTCTTATTCTTGTTTTGGTTTTGATTTTCAATTATTTCATCCAAGCGTT